AAGGGGTGGGCTACCTTTATCGGCACTCCTAAAGGTCACAATGCCTTTTGGGAGGTCTACAACAACGCTACCCAAGATAAAGATTGGTATGTCAAAGTATTGCGGGCTAGTCAGACGGGGCTACTTGAGCAGTCCGAGCTAGATGACGCAGCTAAGACTATGACCCAAGACCAATACCTTCAAGAATTTGAATGCGACTTTGAATCTGCAATTCTTGGGGCTTACTTTGGCAAGGAGATGCGAGCTTTGACGGATGGGGGTAGGATTACGGAGATTGAATATGAGCCTCTATTCCCTGTCCATACTGCTTGGGATTTAGGCTACTCTGACGACACCGCTATCTGGTTCTTTCAAGTAGTGCATGGGGAGATTAGGTGTTTAGACTATCACTCCTCTAATGGGCAGCCTGTGGCTTTTTATGCAGGGGTTATACAAAGCAGAGAGAAAGAAAGGGGTTATGTGTATGGAACACATTGGCTGCCTCATGACGCTAGGGCTAAGACGCTCTCATCTAACCGCAGCGTAATCGAACAACTAGGTGACAAGATACCCCTTAAAAGCATAAAAATTGCCCCTAATTTAAAATTGCAAGACGGAATACAGGCAAGCCGCCTCGCCCTAACGAGAACATGGTTTGACCACAAATGCACAGATGGCATAGAGTGTCTGCGCCAATATCAAAGGGAATATGATGAAGATAAAAAGGTATTCAGAGATAAGCCTCGCCATGATTGGACTTCTCATGGTGCTGATGCTTTTCGTTATTTAGCGCTGACTTGGAAAGACGAGGCGAAAATAGTAGACCCTGAGGCGCCTATACGGGGGGTATTTGTCGGGCAAACTGAAGTATCTCTTAACGAGCTATGGAAAGAAACCAAAGTAAAAACAAACAATAGAATATAAAAAAGGTAAAATAAGCAAACATTTCGCCAAATATTCAAACATTAAGGCAACTCTATGGCAAACGATAAAGCTACTGTAAACCACACCTACGAAGATTGGTATAAAACAATTATGGGCTATGAACGCTCATATAAGCGTTGGGAAGCCAGAGTAGACCGCATAGTAAAAAAATACAAAGATGATAGCCGCTACGACAGAAACCCTAATGCTAGATTTAACATCCTCTGGAGCAATGTTCAGACTATTCAGCCAGCTATCTTTGCAAGACTTCCTAGACCTGATGTTAGCCGTAGATTTCGGGACAATGACCCCATAGGTAGAGTAGCCTCTTTAATGTTGGAAAGAGCATTAGAGTTTGAATTAGAACATTATGGCGACTATAAGTCCGCTATGAATAACGCAGTTCTTGACCGCCTCCTTGGTGGTCGTGGTGTAGCTTGGGTTCGTTATGAGCCGCATATTGTTGGAAGCGACTCAGAAAATGAGCCGAATCCTGACGATGGCTACCAAGTAACCGAAGATAGTGACGAAGCTGAAACCGAGTCCGCAAAAGAAATAGAAAACCAAGAGCGCATTGAGTACGAGTGTTGCCCTGTAGACTATGTTCATTGGAAAGACTTTGGACACACAGTCGGAAGAACTTGGGAAGAAGTAACCGCAGTTTGGCGCAAAGTCTATATGAGCCGCCCTGCTCTTGTTGAGCGTTTTGGCGAAGAATTAGGCTACAAGATACCTTTAGACACCAAGCCTGACGACCTTAAACAATCCTACAAATCCGATGACGGAGTATATGAGGCGCTGATATACGAGATTTGGGATAAAGAAACAGGCAAAGTTCTGTGGATTAGCAAATCAATGGGCAAAATCCTTGATGAGCGTGATGACCCCTTGCAATTAGAGAACTTTTGGCCTTGTCCAAAACCTTTATATGCAACTCTGACAACCGATTCTTTGGAGCCTATTCCTGATTTTGTTATTTACCAAGACCAGGCAAGAGAATTAGATGTTCTGTGCGACAGAATTGACGGACTGATTAACGCTTTGAAGGTCAGAGGCGTTTACGATGCCTCAGCCTCTGAACTACAGCGCTTGTTCTCCGAAGGCGAAAACAACACCATGATTCCAGTTCACAACTGGATGGCATTTGCCGAAAAACAAGGCATGAAAGGTGCTATTGACCTTGTAGATTTAGCCCCATTTGCAAGCGCATTGATGTCTTGCTATCAAGCAATGGAGCAAGTTAAGGGTCAAATCTATGAATTGATGGGTATTGCTGATATTCAGCGTGGTCAAACTGACCCAAGCGAAACCCTTGGCGCACAAATCATCAAGTCAAACAACGCTGCTGGTCGCTTAAAGACACAACAACACGCAGTCGTAGACTTTGCTACCTCGCTTTTAACCATTAAAGCGCAGATTATTTGCAATCATTTTACTGATGACACGCTAATTAAGATTTCTGGCGCAATGCAACTGTCCGACCAAGACAAACAGCTCATTCCGCAGGCTTTAGAACTACTTAGAAACGAAGCAGCTAAGAATTTCCGCATTGAAGTCACCTCTGACTCAATGATTTACCAAGATGAGCAGCAAGAAAAAGCCGATAGAACCGCATTTTTAGCAGCCGTTGGTCAATTTATTTCTATGGCGTTGCCAACTGCTCAAGCTGCACCAGAAATGACCCCTATGCTTCTAGAAATGCTTAAATTTGGTGTAACTGCATTCAAAGCTGGTAAGCAATTAGAGGGAATTATTGACCAAACTGCTGATGATATGAAAAAACAGTACGAAGCTACTAAGGGTCAGCCTAAACCACTTCCTGTTGAGATTCAAAAAGCGCAGATGGATGCACAAGGTAAGATGCAACAGCTTCAAATGACTGCTCAATTAGAGCAAGCTAAACTGCAAGGTCAAATGGAGTTAGAAAAAGCCAAACAAGAGTACCAAGCGCAAGAAAATCAACTTAAATTCCAATTAGAAGCCCAAAGAAATCAAGCTGACATGGATATGCAAGCTCGTGTAGCCCAAATGAAGATGATGACTGAGCGAAACACCCAAGTTCTGCTTGCTCATATCAACAATGGCACAAAAATTGAAACTGCTCGTATTTCTGCTGGCGAATCTGATGGCGAGCAAGCCTACATGAGCGAAGAATCAATGGCTCACGCTATGGAACACCCAATGCAACCTATTGCCAACGCTATTGGTCAAGGAAATCAACAAATGGCACAAGCAATTTCAGCACTTGTAGACACAATTAATGCTCAACATAGTAGGCCTAAGACTGTAGTTAGAGGTGCTGACGGCAAAATCATCGGAGTCCAATAATGGCTATTACAGTCAAGCACAGTAAGGTTTCAACAATACCTGACGGCACAGACACATCGGTAGTACGCCCTAGTGATTGGAATGATGACCATGTATTAACAGGAACTATACCTGTAGCTAATGGTGGAACTGGTGCATCTACTGCTAATGGTGGATTTAATGCCCTTGCCCCAAGCCAAACTGGTAATAGCGGTAAATACTTAACTACTGACGGAACAGACACTTCTTGGGCTACAAACCCATTGGGAACAGTTACTAGCGTAGCGGCAACCGCAGGTACAGGAATTAGCGTAACTGGCAGTCCGATTACAACTAGCGGTACATTAAATATTACCAATACTGCACCTGACCAAACAGTAGTTTTAACTGCTGGCACAGGTATTAGCACTAGCGGTACTTACCCTAATTTTACCATTACCAACACTAGCCCATCTAGCGGTGGTACTGTCACTAGCGTTACAGGAACAAGTCCAGTAGTAAGTAGCGGTGGCAATACTCCTGCTATATCTATGCCAGCGGCAACTACTTCTGTAAGTGGTTATTTAACTTCTACGGATTGGACTACATTTAATAACAAAGGTAGCGGTTCAGTAACTAGCGTTGCAGCAACAGTACCTTCTGTTTTTTCTATTGCTGGTAGCCCAATTACTACAAGTGGCACTTTAGCCATTACTTATTCGGGGACTGCTTTGCCCGTGCTAAATGGTGGTACGGGAGTAACAACCTCTACAGGTACTACAAATGTAGTATTGAGTGGCAGCCCTACTATTGTTACCCCAGTAATAGCACAAATTAACGATGCCAATGGAAACGCTGAATTAAAGTTTTCAACTATTGCAAGCGCAGTTAATCAAGTCACTATAGAAAACGCTGCAACTGGCAATCCTGTTCATATATATGCAACAGGTACAGATACAAGCATTGGTATTCATTTATCCCCTAAAGGTGCTAGTGGTTATATCAATGTTCAAGGCGGTGTAGATAGCACTAAACGGTTTATGTTTAACCCTGATGGCGGTACTACTAACACTAGAACCATGCTTTCAACAAGTCAAACCGTAGACAGGACTTTGACATTACCTGATGCTACAGACACCTTGGTTGGCAAAGCAACAACAGATACCCTTACCAATAAGTCTATTTCAGGCTCTACTAATACTTTAAACAATATTGGCAATGCAAGCCTTACAAATTCAGCCATTACTATTAATGGTACAAGCACAAGTCTTGGTGGCTCAATTAATGTAGGTACAGTTACTAGCGTTACAGGCACAGCACCAGTAGTAAGTAGTGGTGGCGCAACCCCAGCTATTAGCATGGCTGCTGCCAATACAACAACAAATGGCTATTTAACATCTACCGATTGGAATACTTTTAATGGTAAAGGTAGCGGGTCAGTAACTAGCGTAGCCCAATCATTTACAGGTGGTTTAATTTCTGTAGCTGGTTCGCCTATTACTACTTCAGGCACTTTAGCTTTAACTGTAGCTGGTACTTCAGGCGGTATTCCTTACTTTTCAAGCGCAACAACTTGGGCTACTTCTGCCGCCCTTGCTGCTAATGCTTTAGTTATTGGTGGTGGTGCTGGTGTAGCCCCTTCTACAACTACAACAGGCACAGGCGTTGTTACTGCTTTAGGAATTAATACTGGTACTGCTGGCGCATTTGTAGTCAATGGTGGCGCTTTAGGTACTCCGTCTAGCGGAACAGTAACTAACCTTACAGGTACTGCAAGCATTAATATTAATGGTACTGTAGGCGCTACAACTGCCAATACAGGCGCATTTACTACTGTTACAGCTACCGCTTATGTAGGGGTGTCTGGCGGCACATTCTAATGTTTCAAACTGCTTTTCAGCCTACTGCGTTTCAAAATGACGCATTTCAAATTGTCATTACCCCTGTTGAACCTACAAAGTTTGGTGGGGATGATGCACCTTGGACAAGGGAAGAGCTAAAGCGTTACAAAGGTATTCAAAAGAAACTGCGCCAGGCAGAAGAAAAGCGCATTGAAGCGTTAAAAACTGACGCAGAAAATCGTAAGCAAACTATTGCTGATTTGATTGACCCACCAAAAGTCAGCAAACGCAAACAAAAAGAATTACAATCCAATCAAGAAGTTAGCGTTGATATACCGTCAAACCTAGCAAACATTGACCGATACATCGCTAATCTTGTTAAACAGCAACAAGACCTGCAAACCGCAGTAGCAATGAGAAGTGCAAAACTCCGCTTAGAGCAAGAGTTAGCAATCTTAGAAGCAAAACGGCAAGCAGAATTAGACGATGAAGAGGCCCTATTAGCACTAATCCTGTAAACCCACACGCAAAATACAAAGAAGCCTACGAACACCTACACGCAGGTCGTTTAGAAGCTGGTTTTAGGTTATTTGAATATCGTTGGCATCCAGATGTCATGGCTAACCAATTACAAGGCTATGCAAAACCATTAAAAATGCCTGTATGGCGTGGTGAAAGCCTATTAGGGAAAACCATTACTATTGTTGCAGAGCAAGGTTTTGGCGATATTGTGCAATATGCTCGTTTTTTGCCTTTTTTAAAGGTCATGGGCGCTAAAAGTGTTGTTTTAATGCAACATGGTTCATTGCATAGATTATTAGGTCAAATGGATTGTATTGACACCTTTACCAATATGACCGAAGAGGGCGCTGGAGTTGAATCTGACTACTGGTTGGGGATTATTTCGCTACCTTATTACATTAGTCTTGCGCCAGCGTATGCAAAAGCATTATTTCCTTTATCTACAAGCAAAATAGTCGGTTCAGAAGGTTATTTAGACGCTATTGCAAGCAATATTCCTAAAAAAATAGGCATTAATTGGTCTACTTCTAAAGGTCTTTTGCATTATGTCCGCACCATTCGCCCAGAAACGATGTTTGAAATTATTGGCGATGATGCTTATTCATTTAACCCAGAAGAAGATAGATTTTGGTCACCACTTCCTGATGATGGATGGAAAACAGATTGGGCTAAGACTGCAAGCCATTTAAAAGCTCTTAAAGGCTTGGTAACAGTAGATACAGGCATAGCCCATGTGGCAGGTGCTTTGGGTGTTAAAACAGTCTGCATCATGCCTAGAAAAGAGTTTAAATGCTGGCGCTGGAAACACGGCACTTGGTATGACTCTGTAGTAACTGTAGAAGAAGATGAAATGCACAAAATACCTGATTTGATAAGGAGAATGTAATGTTATGCCCTAAATGTGGATACAGCGAAGGCAACCATATAGAAGTCCAAAAGACTGATGAAGAGTTTTTTCTTGAATGGTGGACACCGACTATTGGCGAAGAAGCTGCTAAAGCATCTTGGCAAGATAAAGTTGCCATGAAGTCAAAAGAAGCGCCTATGGTCATGTCTGATATTGAGGGTTATATAAGCCAGGTAGATGGCACATGGATTAAAAGCCGTAGCCACCATAGAAGCCACCTAAAACAACACAAAATGATTGAATTAGGCAACGATGTACCAATGCAACATAAACCCGCAGAAATCAGCCAAAAATCCCAAGAAGCAAGAAAGCGTCAAATTGCAGAATTGGCTTATGCAAAACTTAACTATAGATAGGAAAAAACATGGAAGAGCAATTAGACCGCAGAGCGTTACTAGAACAAGCAATGGAGCAAGCTGAAAATGAGCCAGAACCCGTGGAAACAGAGGAGATTCGCAGCGAAGATAATGCCGAGGAGTCCGTTGAAGAGGAAACTAGCGAGGCAGATAGTCAAGAACCTACCGAAAGTGTTTCGGTTGATGAACCTGAGGTCACGCATGAAGAGGCGCAGGAGGCAGCAGAAGAAGCAAAGCCTGTAACTCGCCCTTCCACTTGGAAAAAGGAATATGTCCAGATTTGGGACAAAATGGAAAAAGGTGAGCAGATTAGTAAAGAAGATTTTACTAAGTTTGCCGAATATGCCAACCAAAGAGAATCAGAATATAAGAAGGGTGTAAGCACCTATAAAGCTGAAGCTGATAGGGCTAGAGAGCTAGAAAACGCTATTGCACCATTTCAACAAGAATTTGCTCAACAAGGAATTAGTCCTGCCGCATGGATTAATAATCTTGGTAGAGCGCACATGATTTTGTCAAAATCTGACCCAGCACAGAAAATGCAAGTGTTTCAACGACTTGCACAAGATTATGGTATACAATTAAATAATGAAGGTCAATTTGTGCAACCACAAGTTGATTCTTATACGCAACAACTGATGAACCAGTTAAATATGGTTAATCAAGAAGTTTCAAGCATTAAAGGTCGGTTTGCCCAAGAGGAAAACCAACGCTTAATGAATGAAATACAGAAGTACCAAAGTGATACGGCTAATTACCCTCACTTTGATGTGGTAAGGGAAGAAATGGCTCAATTACTTGAGTTAGGAAAGGCCCAAGACCTCGAAACAGCCTACAAGAAAGCTGTGCGTATGAATGATGATGTTTGGGCGTTAGAACAGGATAGACTCCTGAAAGACGCTAAACAGTCCGCAGTCAAAGCACAACAAGTAGCGAAGGCGAAGGCGGCAGCAGTAAGTCCGAAATCCGTTACTCCTAGCGGAAGGGTGTCTGAACCTGGCGATAAAAAGGATAGGCGGTCTATTATTGCTGAACAAATGGGTGAAGCATTAAGCCGCAGGGTTTAACTAAACATTTTTTAAAGGAAATATCATGGCATTCGCAAATAGCGCAATTACCGATATTATCGCTACCACTATTCAAAGTCGTAGCGGTGAATTGGCTGACAACTTAACACAAAACAACGCAATTCTTCAGCGCCTCCAACAGAAGGGCAATGTACGCCCATTCTCAGGCGGTAATGTAATCTTGGAAGAGATTATGTATGACGACAGCGCAACTAACAACGCTAATTCATATAGCGGTTACGAAGTATTGAACATTGCACCAGATAGCCCTATCTCTGCTGCACAATACAAAATTTCTCAGTATGCAGACTCAGTAACTATGTCTGGTTTAGAGATGCTCCAAAACTCAAGCAAAGAAGCAATCATTGACTTGTTAGATGGTCGTATGCAAGTTTCTGAAGCTCGTTTGCTTAACCGCATTTCTGGTGACTTGTACGGTGATGGTACTGGTAACGGTGGTAAGAACTTAGATGGTTTGGGCGCTGCTGTTGCAGTTACACCTACTTCTGGTACTTACGGTGGTATTAACCGTGCTACTTGGACTTTCTGGCGTAACCAAATCACTACAGGTGCTACATCTGTAAACATTTTGTCAAAAATGACTGACGCTGCTATCAAACAGATTCGTGGCACAGACAAAGCTGACTTGATTGTTGCTGGTAACACAATGTATTCTTACTATGTAGGCGCATTGCAAGCTATTCAGCGTATTGCTGCTGAAGAATCTGGCGCTGCTGGTTTTGCTTCATTAAAGTTCTACGGTGGCGGTACATCTGCTGATGTGGTATTGGGTGGTGGTTATGGTTCACAAGAAACAGCTACATATATGTATATGTTGAACACCAACTACATTTTCCTACGCCCACACAAAGAGCGTAACTTTGTACCTATCGGTGGTGAGCGTCAGTCTATTAACCAAGACGCTATTGTGAAGTTGTATGGTTGGGCAGGTAACTTGACAACTTCAAACAGCTTCCTACAAGGCTTATTGACAACTTAATCCATAGAATATAAAGGAAAATTATCATGGCATATACCGTTCTCCCTATCGCAGGTGTAGACCTCGTAGACATCCAAACCGTTGCTGAACAAGCATTAAACGGTGGCACAGTACCTAACTTTGGCCCTTTGGGCGCAGAAACTTTTGCTTCTGATGGTAAGCGTTATGTATGGGCAGTTGCTGGTGAGGCTATTACAGCTAACACAGCTACTTGCTCTATCAACGCATCTACTTTCGTTGCTACTGCTTCTGCTGGTACTTACTTAGCTCCAACAACCACAATGGCTTCTGGCGATTATGGTTGGTTTAGCAAGGCTTCAGTCTAAAAAATTGAAGATGTAGTAAAAACTGGGATTCCCTCACAAGGGGAGTCCCTTTTCTTTTTTAATAACCCTAACCACTTAGGAGATTTAAATGGCTATTGATAGCGATACACAAGGTGCAGATGCACGACTAGCAGTCCAATTCTATAAAAAAAGTGTTAAGCAAGAAGATGCTTCAAACGAAGCTGGTAGACCAATTTTTAAAGAATTTGATTTCGTAAGAATTATGATTCCTGGCGATAATTTGACAGAAATTGACACTTACGCCCAAGAATCCCATAAACAGCGTTTTCCTCGTCAATGGGCGCATTATCAAAATCAAGTAGCAAACCATGAGGATATTATTGGCACACCTTTAGACCAATGGCCTCAAATTACTCGTAGCCAAGCCGATGAATTGCGTGGACTTAAATTCCACACAGTAGAGTCTATTGCAGACTGTTCTGACCAACAACTTCAAAGAATTGGCATGGTTGCAGGAATGTCACCTCATAATTTTCGCATAAAAGCCAAAGCATTTTTGAATTTAGCCAATGATTCTGCCGAAGTAGCACAAAGAGAAGCAGAATTGCAAGCATTAAAGGCAGAAAATGATAAAATCAAGGCAGAAACAGATGCGAAGCTGGCTGCTATGCAAGAGCAGATGTCAGCGCTACTTGCGGCTGTTGCGGAAAAAACTCCCAAAACACGCAAAACAAAAGTAGCCGAGGCTTAATATGTCCCAAACAATGCTCCAAATGGTGCAACAAGTAGCAGCAGAGCTTAACTTAGCTGTGCCGTCTTTTGTTGTAGGCAATACTTCTCAAGATGTTCAACAAATCCTAGCGCTGATGAATGGCGCTGGATATGACCTTCTTAAAGAGTATGATTGGCAAGCATTGCAGGTGCAGTACCGCTTCTATACAAAGTCTTTAACCGCCAACGCCACAACTGTCAATGGTTCGTATAACTTGACTTTTGAGGCGGGCACAGATTTAACGGGTGTCAATAGCCAATGGCAATTAACAGGCTATAACATCCCTCAAGACACCTATGTAGTGTCAGCAAATAACACTACAAAAGTAGTAGTAATGAGCCAAATGGCTACTGGTGACGGAGTTCAGTCAGTAGTATGTGCTCAAACCGCTTATGACCTTCCTGCCGACTTTGAAACCATTACAGACCGCACCCATTGGGATAAATCTAAGCATTGGGAAATGTTAGGGCCAGAAGATGCACAACAATGGCAATGGTTAAAGTCTGGTTATATTTCAACAGGGCCTAGAATTCGTTGGAGAATATTAGATAACCAATTCCAAATATGGCCTGTAATGAATACTAATGAGTATTTAGGCTGGGAATATAGAAGCAAAGGTTGGGCAAGAGCAGCAGACGGAACTGTAAAGAATAGCTTTACAGCCGACTCTGACACTACTGTTTTTGATGACCGCCTAATGGTTTTGTTTACCAAAATGAAGTATTGGGGCATTAAAGGCTTTGACACTACTGTTGTTTCTCAAGATTATCAGCGTGTATTAACTATTGCTAAAGCTAATGACAAAGGTGCTCCTAACCTTAGCTTTGCGCCATACCCAAGTAAGGTTCTTATTGGTTACGCTAATATTCCTGACACAGGCTATGGCTCATAATGCTATTACAACGAGCAAAACAAAACACAGCTAAAACAGCTTCTGTGCCAGCGCCTATAGGTGGCTGGAACGCTAGGGACTCCCTTGCAAACATGAGTCCTACTGACGCTGTGCAGTTAGTAAATTGGTTTCCTACGCCTACTGATGTCACTATGCGTAAAGGGTATAGTGTAGCGTCTATTTTGACTACTTCTACTGGTGTTAAAACCATTAGCAGTATTACTTTTGTAGATACATTAGCCACTTTAACTACCGCTACAGCACACGGTTTAGTTACAGGCGCTTATGTATCTATTTCAGGTACAACTCCTGCAGCATATAGTGGTGTATTTAAAATTACTGTTACTAGCACTACAAAATTTACATATTCAACATTAACTGTTCCTAGCGGCAATGCAACTGTAGTAGGCACATATTTAAATCAAGCCACTACCCCTATTAATACATTAATGAATTACACCCTAAATTCAAGTTATAAACTATTTGGGGCAGCAGGCACAGATATTTGGGAAACCAAAGCTAACCCTGCTGTTAAAGTATTTAGTGGTATTTCTAGCGATAAATTGCAAGCAGTCAATATTACCAATACTGGTGGCAAATTTTTAGTAGCCTGTAATGGCGTAGACCCAGTAATGATTTATGACGGTAGCGCATGGTTTTATGTAGCTACAACTACTACTGCACAAACAATTAGCACTATTACAAGAGGTGGCGCAGGTAACTTAACTGCTACTTTAACTACTGCATCGCCACATGGCTTAATTACAGGTAATCGAGTCACTATTTCTGGTGCTACTGAGTCAAACTATAACGGCACTTATGTAATTACAGTAACTGGAGTAAGTAGCTTTACTTACACAATGGCTACTGCCCCTGCCGCTAATGCAAGCGTAATGGGTACTTATACCACTATTGGTATTACTGGCGTAAATTCAAATACATTTGTCAATGTCAATTTGTTTAAAAACCGCCTGTATTTCACTCAAAAAGACACATTAGCTTGCTGGTATTTACCAGTAGATTCTATTGGTGGCGCAGCTTCACCCCTTTATTTTGGCGGAATTGCCCGTAATTCAGGTTATTTACAAGCAATGGGCACTTGGACATTAGATGCAGGTCAAGGCGCTGATGACTATGCTGTGTTTGTAACCAGTATGGGGGAAGTTATTGTATATAACGGTACAGACCCTTCTTCTGTAACAACTTGGGCTTTAAAAGGTGTATGGCAATTAGGTCAAACCTTTAGCCGTAGATGTTTCTTTAAATGGTCAGGCGACCTTCTTTTGCTAACTCAAGACGGTTTAGTGCCATTGGCCTCTGCCCTACAATCTAGCCGCTTAGACCCTAGAATTAATTTAACAGACAAGATTTACTTTGCAGTAAGTCAAGCAGCAAGTTCATATTATGCTGAATTTGGTTGGCAAATTAATTATTTTGCTGGCGAAAATATGTTGATATTGAATATTCCTATTCCTGATGGAATAGAACAATATGTAATGCACACCATTACTAAGTCTTGGGCTAGATTTACAAATATTCAAGGTTACTGTTGGGAAGTATCAGGCGATGCCGATATGCACTTTGGTGGCAAAGGATTTGTAGGCACTTTTTATTCAGCAACTTCTGATGATAATGCAAATATTGTTGCAACTGCACAACAAGCCTATAGTTATTTTGAAAGCCCTGGTCAATTAAAACGATTTACTATGGTACGACCTATCCTTCAGTCTACAGGCGGTGTGCCAAGCGTTTTATGCGGTATTAGCGTTGATTTTGACACTCAATCTCAATTAGGTGCTGTTTCGTTTAACCCTACTATTCAGTCTGAGGGTATTTGGGATACCGCAAAATGGGATGGAAATGTATGGGCTGGTGGACTTATTACCACTAAGATTTGGCAAGGCGTTACTGGAATAGGCTATACAGGCTCTGTAAACCTTAATGCCGCCAGCAGAGGAATTGAGTTGCATTGGGCTTCAACTGATTATGTAATGGAAGCAGGTGGCGTAGTTTGAGAAAAGTTACTACTGATAATCAGCAATATATGGGTGATTGGTTGGTAAGAATGATGAACCATCCCCTACCAGAAGAAACAGTATGTATAGGTCAAGAAATAGATGGTAATTTAGTGGCAGTTGTGGGTTATTGCAGTTTTATGCCAAAAGCGTGTCAAATGCACATTGCGGCAGTAGATGAAGTGAATTGGATGAGTCGAGATTTATTGTGGGCGGCTTTCGATTATCCCTTTAATAAACTTGGAGTTAGCGTTATAATTGGGCAAATATGTGGCAGTAATACAGATGCTCTAAGATTGAACCGACACCTTGGTTTTAAAGTGATAGCCGAAATCCCTGATGCTCACATGGATGGAGATTTAGTGATTATGGCTATGAGGCGTGAAGATTGTCGTTGGCTCGACATTAAATGCCCTTTAAGGACAGCAAGAGGAGAATGACATGGGTGGTGGTGGATTTTTAGGATTAGGGCCTGCGCCAAGTGCGCCAGCAGCCCCAGATTACAGAGCAGCAGCACAAGAAACTGCGGCAGGCAATCTTGATGCGGCTCGTGCTGCTACAGCCGCCAATCGTGTAAATCAAGTTACTCCTTATGGAAACTTAGATTATTCAATTAGTGGTCAAGACCCGTATGGGAATCCTACTTGGACTGCTACAACATCACTTTCTGATGTAGGCCAACAACTTTTAAACAATCAAAATGCTGCAAGTTTAGGTTTAGGTTCTACCATTAATGCTGCTTTAGGTCGCACCCAAGAAACAATGGGTCAAGGATTTAATCCTAACTTACCTTCTACTGGCATTAATCCAGGGCAATCTTACCAAGAAGCCTATATGCAAAGACTTGCTCCGCAAATTGAGCAAAGTCGTGAAGCTACTACCGCACAGTTGGCAAATCAAGGTATTGCGCCTGGCACTAAAGCCTATGAAAACGCTATGCGTCAGCAAGCAATGAAAGAAAATGACTTGTTATTGGGTGCAACCACTCAAGGTTTTGGTGTTGGTTCACAAGCAAATCAACAAGCATTTACACAAGAGCTTACAAAATACAATATGCCACTCAATACATTGAGCGCATTGCGTACTGGCGCACAAGTGCAAAATCCTTCTTTTGTTAATTCTGCACAACAAGCAACTACAGGTGGCCCTGATTTATTAGGTGCTAGTCAAATGGGTTACAACGCTCAAATGGGCGATTTCAACGCTAAAAATGCTGCACAACAAGGATTTAATAGCGGTTTAATGGGCTTAGGTGGAACATTAGGTGCAGCAGCGCTTATGTCTGACATTCGCACAAAAGAACATATTAAACAAATTGGATTTTTGCCTAATGGTTTGTCTGTATATGAATACGAATACAAACCTAAGTGGAAAAATGAAGCAGGTCATGGCAAGTTTATTGGTGTTATGGCTCAAGAAGTTGAAATGGTACAACCTGAAGCTGTTATTACAAGACCTGATGGTTACAAAATGGTTAATTACGGAGTTTTAAATGGATAATAATTATTTCACTACAGTAAATCCGTATTTTGCACAACAAGACCAACAAGGTTTAAATCCTGTATTTCAAAACATTGCCGCACAACAAGCCAATCAAAATGCTGCGCTTGCACAACAAAATCAGCAAGTTCAACAAGCTGGTCAAGTGCAGGGTGGTGGAATGTCTGGATTAAATCCTATGATGATGGCAATGATGTTGCGTGGAAAAAAAGACAATTTTGGAAGTAGCGGAATGTCTAGTGGAATGACTAATGGTGGCGTAACTGGCAATGTTTATGATAATTACGGAAACTTAATTTCTTCAGGTAATGCAGCCCCTTCTGCTGCTTCTTGGGGTCAAGCGTTTGGCGGTACTGGCGGAATGGGAGATTAGTATGGCAAACGAATTAAACCAATTTAATCTTTCTCAAGCTGGAACAATGTCGCCAGAAGACTATGCTCAACAACAGCAATTAAATCGCCAACAACAAATGGCGGCTATGTTGATGCAACAAAACCAACAACCACAAGGCCAAATGGTTTCTGGTCGTTATGTGCCAACTTCATTTTTTCAAAACTTACAACCAGTAGCCAATATGCTTACTGGCGCTTACCTTGCTAAACAAGGGGATGTTGAAGCTAATAAATTGGCTCAAAAATTACGCACTCAAGAAATTTCTGATATTGAAAAATATAATCAACTTCTTAAAAGTCCTGAAGCTGACCAAGCCAATTTATTTGCTGCAAGCTCATATAGTCCAATTTTGCGTCAAATGGGATTAAAACGCATGACAGAAGGCCCTAAATGGGAAAAAGCTGAAATGCCCATGGCTGATGGCAGCGTTAGACATGGTTGGGTTAATTACAATTCTCCAAATCCTAAAGATACTTTTGTTGAAGGCGGTACAAAACCTGCATATAACGCTTTGGAAGGTGCTAAATTTCAATATGAAACAGGTATGCAGCCCCCTGGTGCGGTTGTTCAATCTGCTACTAATAGACCTGTTCAGCTTAGTATGCCAACACAAACTGCGCCTGTTCAGCCAGAACAAGCTCCTGTAGCAGTAGCGCCTATGACCAATAGGGCAACAGCAGCGCCTATGTCTAATCAAGTTAGCAATCAGCCAATTACTGCTACTGGTAATGCTGTACCTGTAAGTGCAATGAATAGACCTGCTATGTCGCCAAAACAAGCTGGTGAAGCTAATCAAGCTGTATTTACTGAAAGTGAAAAACAACGACAAGCTGATTTAAAAGCACTTCCAGGAAATTTAGAGCAAGCTAATATGGCAATAAAAACCATTGACGAAATGATTGGCGATGCTCGTTTAAATGACAAAGGTCAAATTGTTTATCAAAAGTATGACCCAGTAAGCAAAAAATATGTAGAAGGCAAACAACCTCATGGTGGTTTTGAACAATATGTTGGATTAGGATTTCCTGGCCTTAGATTTATTGAAGGTACTGAGACAGCTTCTTTTGAACCTTTATACAAATCAATTAAAGGTCAAGCGTTTTTGGATGCTTTCCAAAGACTTAAAGGTGGCGGTCAAATTACTGAAGTTGAAGGTCAAAAAGCTACAGAAGCATTACTTAAACTTGATAAAGCACAAACCGAAAAAGACTTTGTTAAATATGCTAGAGAATTTCAAGAAAATTTACAGCGTGGTATGGAATTGGCTAAAAACAAAGCTGGCGTTTCTAAAGAATATAGAAGCCCTGTAAACCAACCTGCATTACGCTGGAATCCACAAACAAATAGCTGGGTAAATCAATAATGACTATAACGGTTGATATTGTTGGAGTAGGGCCTGTAGAGTTTCCTGATGGAATGTCTAAGGAAGCAATGGAGTCTGCTTTAAAAAAGCTGCCATCACCCACAAAAGCGCCTCCTCCAACTGCCGTAGTACCATCAAATCAGTCTAATTATGTAACTGGTGATGTGCCTTCTGTAGTTGGTCAATATGTTCGACCAACAATTAATCAGCCTGAACCTACAACATCTATGATGGATAAGGTAAAGGCTTTGTATGAAGTGCCTGCAACCATAGCTAGTGGTATTGTTTCACAGCCTGCATCTATGATGTATGCGGTTGGTAGAAATGCTATGGAAGGTGGTAGCCCAGAAGCTCAAAATGAGTATTACAGACAAGCTAGAAGAAATACACAATTTGTACCTAGCTCTCCTGCTTCTGTTAATGCTTTAGAGTCTATTGGAGGTGCTTTAGAAGCTTCTAAACTACCTCCTTATATTGGTAAAGTTGGCATTGGTGAAATACCTTCTTTTACTCAAGCGGCTGGAGTTGCAAAACCTTTTGTGCAAGAAGCACTTAGAACTACAATGGAAAGCACCAAACCAGTTGTTAATAGTATGGCTAATGCGTTAAGAACTACAGATTTTGCACCTAAAGGCATTATTGCCTCTGCTCCTACTGCTGAAACTTTAGCTATTCAAGCAACTGATTTATATGCTAAAACTAAAGCATCTGGTACAACATTTAATCCTAATTTATTTAGCGAACAAATGAGTAAAATTGGTACTGATTTAAGAGAGCTTGGTTACCATCCAAAATTACATCCTGACATCAAAGTTGCTTTACAAGAACTTACAAATACCAAAAAACCAAAAGATATGTTGGAATTACAGTCTTTAAGAGAATTTATTGCTAATGCTCAAAATAGCGATAATCCAAAACAAAGAATGTTGGCAACAACTCTTAAAGACAAATTTGATGATTACATTGTCAATGCTGGCCCAGAAGCTATTGTTTCTAAAACTTCTGAAGGCGCTAAAACTTGGCAACAAGCTAGAGAAACTTATAGCAAATTGCGTAAATCTGAAGTATTTACTGATATGCTTGAAAGGTCAGAGTTAGATAAAGCTGGCATGGGCGTAGAAAAATCTTTAACTAATCAATTACGAGCTTTAGCTAAAGATTCTAAAAAAATGCGTCTTTTTACTGCTGAAGAACAGGCGGCTATTACCCAGGCGGCTAAAGGTGGTAATGTTCAAAACATATTAAGCCAGTTTGGTAGATTTGCTCCTACTAGCGCTGTTTCTTCTATTCCTTCTATATTGGCTACTGCTGCAAGCGCCCCATTAGGTCTTGCTGCTACTGCTGGAGCAATAGGGTCAAGAATGGCATCTACAAAAATGAAGCAAAATGAGTTAAATAAACTTGCTGCGGTTATGAGGGCTGGTTCAAAATCTCCTAAGAAATCTAAAGGAAAACAAAATGAGTAGAAACGGTAGCGGTACATATAACTTACCTGCTGGAAATCCAGTAGTTACAGGCACAACTATTACATCTAGTTGGGCTAATACAACTATGACAAACATTGCTGATGCGCTTACTCAATCAGTTGCTTCTGATGGTCAAACTCCGATGAGTGGCCCTCTCAATATGGCAACAAATAACATCAATAATGTTGGTACACTAACAGCCTTAACAGGCATATTTGGCGGGACATACTAAAATGGCACAGACAGGCTACACTCCAATTTCGATTTATTACTCTGCAACATCTACCAATGTCCCTACGGCTGGTAACTTAGTAGCTGGCGAATTAGCCATTAATACTGCTGATGGCAAGTTGTTCTACAAGGATTCTGCTGGCGTAGTGCAAGTAATCGCTGGTAAAGGCGGTGCTGGCGTAGCTGGTGGCTCTAATACCCAAGTCCAATATAACTCTAGCGGTTCATTGGCTGGTTCTGCCAACATGACCTTTAGCGGAACAGCTTTAACTTTAGCTAATGATGCTTCTATATCAGGTCTTACTGTTGGTAAGGGT